CTTAAGTTGTTTTTCCATGTCCGCTTTAAATCCGCGCAAAAACTCAAGACCTAAAGTTGCGCGACCTTCAGTAATACCCGGCGCTTCTAAGCTTTGTATTAAATCATTAATACCTTTTGCGTTACTAACACCTTTTACTGCTTGAGAAAGATTGTTTAAAAAACGTAAATCAGCAAGACCCTCAGTAGTTAAGGTTTGGTCTGCGTTATCTCCAAAAGGCATAGATTGCTGCGCTTGTGCTTCTAACGTTTCTATATATCCATCAGGAAGCGATAGACCTTTTTGCAACATTGAAACGCCATCAGTAATTCCTTTTTTTGTTTCTTCAAGAATTTGCTTATTAACTCTTTCGAGTTTTTGTTGTTCAGCTGACGGAGCATCAAAAAACGCTGCACCAGCGCCAAGACTTTGCAATAGTTTTGCCGCATCATTCATCGGCAACATTTCCAGTAAACCGATCTGCATACGCCCGGCTCCACTGTTAGCTAACACAGTTTCCCTACCAGCTGCCCTTTCAGGTTCTGGTCTACTTTGCAGTTGTTGTAGCTCTTTCAGAGTAAGTCGTAACTCTTCTAAGTCTTGTACAGGAGTACCGCTACTATTCAATGCTGCACGTATATTGCCAAGAATACCATTGTACAAAGCATTATACTCTTGTTTTTTTAATGCACCGGGATTACCTAGTCCTAACTGTGCAAGCCTAACAGAGTTAATGCCAAAGTTATTTGCGTGAAGCTTTGCTTCGTTTAGTTCTTTAGAATTTGCAATGTTTTGCGAAAACTGAGTTGCTGCATCGGCTCTTGTTTTTTGCGTAGCTGCATCAAGCTTTGTATCTATTGCACCGCGTAAGCTATACCGATAGGTTAGCTCCATTTGATTAAAACGGTCAGTTAAAACTTGTTGACTGCGCGGATCTGTAACACCGTCAAGCAAACTTTCTCGCGCTGTTTTAGTAGCTAACGCCCACTGGCCTTCTTCTGGATTACCACCTTCGTTGAAAACTGAACCAAGTTCACTTGGATCAACTCTAGACAATCTGCGCGCATCTTCTCGTAAGGCTGTTTCACCAGCAAGTAACTTTTGGTTAATCTGCGCTTCTCTTGCCGCTTTATATCGTGTAGCAGCAAACTCACCAATCTCTTTAGTAGCAGCTGTAAACACACTTGCTTTAGCTTGTGCCTCTCTAATAAACGGCGCTGCACTTGCTCTTGCTCTAAAACTACGCCCCGGCGCTTCGCCTGTAGGTGTGCTACCAGCACGATAGATAGGTATACGCATTTATATTTACCCTTTATTAAGCAATTCTTAAATAGCCAGTATCAAAACCAATACGCGCAGCGGAACCAAAACCAGCTATCAAGCTTGCCGTACCTTGCGATCTAAGCGCCGCCGCAGACGCGCCAGCTTCCATACGCGATAACTGCGCTGTCAATCGCGCATCTTCTTGGGCATCGTTTATTTGCATATTAGTTACGTAGTTATTAAACTTATCTACAGCGATTTCAAAATCACTTTCTCGACCATTTCTACGCAAAACTTCCATAGGTGTGCCAACTGCAATATCAACACCAGCATAAGCGAACCCAGCTACAGCTTGACCTTGCGCTTCACGAAACGCCATACGTTTACGCTTGTTAGAAATAAGCACATTATTGTTAATGATAGTACGCTGATTTTCTAATAAATTTACGTCACGCTCAATAATTTGTGCGTTAAATTCACCAACACGCCGCGCAGCTTCTGCCGCTTTGTTAGCAGCGTTTTTTTCTGCTATACCGCCAGCAACTTGCGTACCCATCATTATTAATGGCAGTGCTTCCATTTTGCGTACCTTTCGTAATCTAAACCATCTGGTCCATATTTGTGCATTACACCTTCGCTTGTAAAACCTAAAAACTTTGCAAGCTTATGTGCATTTGTAAAATCTGATCTAACAACAGCTTGTACTCTTGTCAGTTTCAGTCTAGTTATTGCGGCATCTAACTCACGTTTAACTAAACGTATTGTTTGTATCCGCTTACCTTGCATTTCTCGCGTAGGCAAAAACCATGCTTCTGCTACACCTTCCCATACAGGCGCTAGACCTGTTACGGCGTAAACTTTGCCATTGTCTATAAGTGCCAAGCCTCTGCCCGGTTGCAAATAAACAGGCATGGCAGAAAGAACTAAACCTAACTGCGAATTGTTTTGCAACGGAACACGATCCGCTACATCTAAAACGTGAACTTTACTAAGTGGTCTTGCTATCATTTATCAAAAGTATTCATCCTCGGATACAGTGCTAATACTGTCAAAGGTAGTGGCTGTGTTTGTTGTAAGTATATTCTATCATCATCATCAAAGCCACCCGGAAACTCGACATCTTTATCGCCGGAGAAAAGAGGAACCGCTGTATCCATATCCATAGAACTGTCTCGGAAAAATATACGATCCGTTTCGGAACTATCGTTACCTACTTCTACGCCCACTGTTTCAAATAATCGTACTGTAATACCGTGTATTCTTTTCGGTTTACCCTGACTTGTTCCGTCAGAAGATCCACTTTCAATCCGCAACGTTTGCATATTTGATGTATACCCATACCCAATAGCAGCGGTAGTTGCAGAGAAATCCAGTGCTATAGACGCGCTTGATACTGCTTTATTTGCATGACTTGCGCCGTTAGCAAGCACAGAAACCGTTTCACCTTCTAAATGATACAGCGTACTAAAACTGCTTACCGCACTGCCCGAATACGAAAGACCGCTATCTACAAAAAATGCAGACGTTGTATTACTACCAAAATCAAAATTCTTCATACGTTCTACATATCGCCGGGTTACACTATTGATAGTGCGTTTGACAATCATGTAAAGCTCGTCATTGCCTGTGTCCGTAGGTAATGTTGCAATGCTTTCGACTACTGCCGAACCGCCGCTAAACGTGCCACCTATAGTATGTTTGTGCCACGCAACAACTTCCTCTTCACGCCGATACGTTAAACCTACTAACGCACCATCTGCACGTATAGCCCATACTATGTTTTCTGGCTCTTGTTGGTATGCAAAACTTTCTAAGCCACCTTCAGTAATATGTTCTGCTAAGACTGTTAGATCTGGCGCTTGATACCCGGCAGTGTTTACTTCACCAATGTACTTAAACTCTCGCACTTTTCTATTGCCGCGTTGCAGAAACAACGTAACATCTGCAACCTGTACAGGCTCTGTATTAGCCGATCCGTAGTTAGAATACTTACGAATTTGCGTTGTAGTCGGCGTAATAGGACCATTGTTTGTGGTTGTCAGCACGTATTCGCCGCCAGAAGTACCTATAGTTAACACTCGCGTTGCTGATAAATACCTTATATTGTTTACTTGGTTTGATGCAATTGTGTAAATAAGTGCATCATCAGCGTTTGTTCCTGTAGTAAAGTTAAGATAATCTGCACTTTTACTAAACCAAAGTGTTTGAGGATTGTTGTTTGTTGCTGCAAAAACTAACCTTTGCTCAAAAAACGTAACAACACTTGGGTAATTATCAGTACCTGACAATGATGGGTTAGGCGATCCTGTAATTGTTGCTGTGGCAAATGTCCAAGCGTTGTGGTTTGTACGCGATAAAGTACGAATTGCATAGCTTGGATGTACAAAATACATAATATCTGCACTTTGCGCGAAACGTAAATCAAATATATCAGCCGCTGCGTATGGCGTTGCTACTTCAAATATTTCATCTACTGCACCGCCAGAGGTATATGTTGTAAAGTTTGTTGTGTTAATGTTGTTGCCAAACAAATCTTGCAACGTAAATGTATTTGTTGTGACGTTAGCTACCTTGTAGTTACGACCATTAAGTTCTGTCATGCCACCAACATTATCTAAAAATATTTCATCACCATTGCTATAGCCATGAGAAGATATTGTTACTACGCCGGGGTTTGCTTTTGTTACAGCTGTAATGTTTTGTGCCGATCCTTTTAAAACTTGAGAACCGTTGCGATACACACGCATAACTTGATCCCCAAACACAAGTATGTATGTATCTGTTGTTTTAAATTGAAATGGTATAAGCCTACTCTTTACACTGCTATCTTTTACAGTACCGAGATACTGCGTACCCGGTCTACGTGTAACGCCGCCGTGTGGTTGCACCACCATGTTAGTTAAATCTGATAAGCCAGCCTTGTACTTCTCTAGCGTAATACGCCCTTCTAAGCGTGGCGATATTTCACCAGCTGTAAATGTACTTAATGAGGGTGCGGATCTCGCCATTACAATCTTGCCTCAATAAAATCATTAGCTTCAATACGCTCTGGCGCACCTTCTGTTGCGTCTTGAAACGTACTCTCTTTAAGTTTTCTATCGTAATCAGCTGCCGCTAACTGCCGTACCGTAGTAGATCCTGTAATTGCATACGATATTTCATACGCCAATCTAGCTGCTAACGTTTCTATTAGCCCAGCATCGTACTGTTGTGGGTCTGTAATTCGCGCAACATACTTGATTTTTGCAGTACCTTCGTCCGTTAATAGCTTCCGACCTTCAATAATAAACGCCGGAGTATCGCTATTACTTCGCATATTATCAAACGGAAACGTTAATGTGCCGTTGCTAAACTCTAAAACGCGCAAACAAAATGGATCTGTAGGTAACGCATACTGCTTACCGTAGCCATATGTCGGCGCTGTGCTTTCTTGTGCTAGCTCTGCCCTACGAATTAAACAATTCCACGGATGCGATCTAAACACACTATCCCTTACCGCTTCGTATCGCTGGTTAACAATGCGCGCTGGTTTGCTGTTTTCATCTAGCGCAGTAATATTAGATGCACCTAAACTGTTTAGCGCATAGTTAGCAATATCAACGGTACTTGTCATTCTCTATCTCCAATAAAAAAGAGGGGGCGCAAACGCGCCCCACTCTATTAGTCAACCACATACTTGATGGTTAGTTCAACAGTACCAGTGCCAGCAGCGCCGCCCATAGTAACCGTGATAGGAACGCCATCTTCATTAGCATCTAACTCTGTGCCAGAGCCTAGAGCCAGCGTAGCGATAATGTCTACCTTTTGCGCTGATGTAGAAGCCGCAGCTGCTTTATAAGCTGCCGCTGCCGCGCTTACCGCTGTACCAGCTGCGTTAGTATGTGCAGCGTAGCCAACAGACAAGGTTGTAGATGAACCCATTGCATCGTGTGCAAGTGATCCTTCTAGCAATCTAGCGCCATCTGGAAGAATAAACATTTCAATAACGTCACCAGACGCTAATGAAGATGCTTCGTATGTGCCATGAGCAACGCGGATACGTCCACCTAGCTCATTTGCTTTGTTCATCACGGCTGGAGTAGCGCGTGAATTAGTGCGTTGGGTTGAATAAACAGTAGCCATTAGTCAGTCTCCTTATTCGTTACACGCAATTTCTACTACTTTTTCTTCTTCCATGCGAGTTGCCCCGATGGACTGACAGTAATAGACTTGCGTTGAGTATGACTTATCGGCACGTTCATCAATCCGAGCAGACGGTTCTTTACCGATTGCCAGCTTGATACCGTCACTGGCAAAAGCAATAACCTGACGGTCACTGTTGCTGTCAGTGTTCAAACGATTAGATACGATAAAGTTAAAACCAACAAATGAGTTTAGATCACCTGTTGCCAAAGCTTTTACAGTATTAAAATCACTTGACGTTACGGTTGTATTGTTAAGCAAATCAGAGATCTGCTTTGGCGATACAATAATATGCCGCGTGATGGATGGGTCAACACTGTTGCTATCTAAGATTTCTTTAGCACTTAGAAGTTTTGCAATAGTTAACCCGGCGCTACCATGTGCAATTTTCTGCGTTGATGGAAGCGTTGTAGAAGTGCTACCATCTTTACCAGTAGTTGCTGTGCCAAGAGCCGCAGTAATGATTACATCATCCATTGCTCTGCCCATAGCCGCCGCCGCTGCTTGAGAATAAGTAGATGTTGGATCGGCAAGCAAGCGCACTTTGTCTTGATCGTCAATCAAATCTGCATATTCATAATCAGCCATAGTTACCATACGTCTACTATGTGGTGTTTCCACCAATGGCGTATCCGCATGGCGTGAGGTTCGTAGAACAGCTGCCGCTGCACCTACTTGATCGAAAAAAGCTTTTTCACCGTTCACACTCTCACTGTCAACTGCATTACGCAGCAACGAACCCTTTTGCTGTGATAGCATCTGGATGTTCGCGGAGAACTGTTGAACAAAAGCTGTAGTTATTTGAGTAGACATAAGTCTCTCCTTATTACAGTTTCAGTTAAAGTTTGCTGCGCTTCGGTTATCCCATAAGGGCCAATGCTACTAATTAGGTTAGCTACTCCGCTTGACGCACAAGCTTGACGTTCTGGGCCTTTCGGTTATCCAGCAAAATAAGTACGCAAATGCAAAGCTTCATCAATATAGTTTTGATGTTCGGCATGGAATTTATCCCAATAAGGAGATCCTTGCGCGACTATCTCATTATATCGCTGTCTTGCGTCTTGCGAACTCATAACTACTTCAGTCGTTTCACCGACTAAATTATCTTCCCCTAGAAGTTCAGCCATCTTATGAAACGCCCTAACGATTGCCGGGTGATCCCCTAACAATCTACCGTCTGCTAGCTGTACTTCAGAAAAAATCTTCAAATCATCTTCACTCATAACAGTCTGTGACGCTGACCTTGCCATTTCTAACCGTTGGTCAAAATGATCGCCAAACTGTTGTCGTAACTCTTGCTCCCCGGAAAAACGTATTTCTTCTGCGCGTTGCTCTAAAACTTGCCGACCATTGTTAACTTGCTCTTGATACAAGCCAGCAATCTCTGCCGCTTGTTTGTTTGACAAGCCTAGCTCGTAAGCTTTGTTGCGAAAGGCATCAAAAGACGCTTCGTCAAAGACTTCCGTTTGTTCTAGCTCATAACCACCCGGATCTTGTGGAGCGCCTAGTTTTTGATAAACTGCGCGCCATTCATCTGGCGTAGCAGATTGACCGGGTATAACTACCTTATCAGCGCCGATCATTCTCTGCGCGCTAATATGGCTTTTTGCTAGTTCGTTTGCACTTGTAAACTTGTTTATCAAAGGATCTTGCTGATACGTTTCATCTAACGCATCAAGCCAATTACCTTCGCTTACAGGTTGTGCAACTTCTTGTTGTGCAACTGGCTCCTGTGCTACAGGCTCCGCTGCAACTGTTTCAGCGACTTCTTGAGGTCCAGCATCTTGGGTTGTCTCTTCGCTCATTTAATTTCCTATCCTTGTTTTTTTCCTTCAGTCAACATACTGACGATCAATAGTATTGCTGCGCGTTGACCTTCTTGGAAAGCTGATTGATGGGGATCGCCAGAAACAAAAGTGGTTGTCTCAAAAGCAAAACGCTTTTTAAGATCACTAAGCACTTGCTCCCCATCCTCCGTATTAAATGTACGGCGATAGGCGAGTTTTAATTCTTCTAATTCCTTCATATTTGTCCACGTTGTCTTGCATCAGACGCGACTTTTAACGCTGGTGCTAGCTTCTGCGCTTGGTCTGCTATAGACGCTTCCTGTTGCGCTTGTGCTTGCGCTGCTTGCGCTTCTGCCCTTTGTCTGCGTAACTGGTCTACTTCACTTCTACTACGCACGACACGCGCCGGAATACCTGTTGTTTCAACTAAATACTGTACAAGCTTATCATCATCTAGATAATCCATCACTGGCGCTACTTGCTGCATCTGCAACAACACTTCAAAACCGCGCAACATTGACTGTAGATCTGTCATTTTCTGCGCTTTTGCTAATGGTGATACATATTCAATATCTATGTCTTGACCTTGAAGCTGCTCCGGCGCGGCTGGGAGGAGGCCGTTACGGAGCAGCAATGCAAAAGATCTCGAAATCAAGGGTTGGAGCAACTCCGCTTGAAGCCTACCTAACACTGGACCAAGTAGACGCATTTTCTCTTCGTTCCTTTGCAACACTTCGGTAGCAGTCATAGACGGTCCATTAGCCATTAGCAGCTGATCTACAAAGAAAGCTTGCCTAATAGCGTTACGTCTTTGCTCTTCCATATTTAAACCTAGAGGGTTGTTTGCTCCTATCTGCAACGGCTCTAGTCTATCTCTTGTACCTGTACGGTAAAAGTTTAATGCTCCCGGCGTTGTTCTAACAGGCAACATAAACCCATCATCAGGAACCATTAGCGGAGGGTCGATCTGTTTTTGTGCAGCCCTAATTGTTGTTTCTGCCATTTTGTTTAGCATTTTAGTATCTGGCAGCGCGTTCATTGCCGGGCTACGTCCGTAGGTACTAACACTATCTTTAACAAAACGCGGAACCATAAACGGAAATTCGTCAAAACCGCTTTCAGATAGCAGCTGTCGTGTATCAGCTGTGTAGTAAATAGACGCTACAGGCTTGCTTTTCTTTGCTCTGCCTTTGCTATCCTTACGCGGATGAACCACATGAACAATAGAATGTTCTTTATACGGCTCACTATCTAAACTTTTTTTGATTTCTTGCGGTAAGTTTTCTTCACCAAACTGCATCGCAATGCTGCGCGCTGTTAGTTTAAACTTACGATACACCGTATCGACGCGACCTTCTGCATCTTCACTTATGCAAATCTCCGCAATATGCCGGGAAGAAAACCGTAAACCTTCCGGCGCACTTTCCACATAGAAAGCAGCTGTACCGAATACAACTAAATCATAATAAAGTTCATGTATCTCTTGTTGAAAGTTTGACCTATGAAACGCTTGATACATTTGATCTATGCAAACTTCTAACCATTCGTTAGCCGCATCGTCCTGTTGTAGTGCTGGGTTACGATAGCGCATAGAAAACCACGGCGTACTTGGGGAAGTAAGCATACCGTGTAAACTACTAGATAATAGTTCTACAGCATGGATAGCAGTACCATCAAATAACAATTCTGTACGCTTATCGCCTTGCTGTCGTTTCTTTGTAATGTCTGCTTTTCGCGGCAACATATAATCTGCTAGCTGCTGCCAGTGACTTTCCCAATTCGATCTTTGCGTTTGCAATGTCTTATAGCGTCTATCAAGCTGCGCTATCATAGGTAAAACTTCAGCCATTAGTACATACCTCCATACCCAGACATTAATGTTTTACGCTTTTTACTTTTAGCGCCGCCTTGTGTACGACCAGCCATACGCTGATTTAAACGTTCAATAGGGTCTACTGTAGCGTTTTTCATTCTTTTTGCTGGTTGTGCAGACCGTTTGCCCATAGCGCCAGCTATATTTTTTGGTCGTTTACCCATCATGATATAAGCCCAGCACCAGCTAATCCGGGTGTAGGTTTGAGAAGCGTACCAACACCACTAACTGCATCCGTTAATAAACCTTGTGATGTTGTAAGTATTGTAGCTTGCCGCCCTCTGTCGTAAAAATCTATTGCGCTATCTTCACCTACGCCTGTGCTTTGTTCGCCAGCAACTGACGTATCGGCAGTATCTATTAAACCTGTTTGTAGATCTACTACATCGTTAATAGTTGTATCTGAGCCACCTGTCGGGCTACTTGTATTTACTACTGTATCATCTGTGTCAACAGTAGTTACTTCTGTGACTTCATCTGTTTCCAAAGCCATAGCTTGAGGTCGCGGAGCCATTAAAGCCGCACCCACAACTGCACCAGTAGCCGTTGCAACTGCCGTACCTACCGTACCTAACGCTAGCGTTGTAGCCACACCGTAGCCTACTGCGCCACCACCTACTGCACCTAATATAACTGGAACTGCTGCTGCCATCTAATATCTCCTATGCTGCGAATGGATCATAATCCATTACCGCTTGTCTTTGCGGCGCTGTAACACCGCGTCCTTCTTCTCTAAGACCCACCGCCAAATATCTAAAAGCATCTGCCGCGTGGCTAGAGTAATCATGTACAGGCGTAGCCCTAAAACTCCTAGTGCGCTCGTTATACGCCCGGTGATATTGCCTAAGACATTCCAAGCCATACTTACACTTCTCTCTATCAAAATATAAACGCGGTATCAGCATTTGCGCCGCGTGAATACCATCCTCTATTGGTAACTTAGGAACTACCCGGAAGTTTAATCCGAGATCCCAAGCTATTTCTCGCCTACTCTTACCAGTACCTAACTCTCTAACTTCTATATCATGTGGTGCATTATGCTCACCATATAGATAATTCTTAGAAGAAAGTACCTTACAATAGTGCGGCAACCCTTCCCCACGCGCCTCATAATAATCAATAACGTGAACAGCGCGCCCTATATTCTGCGTAAAAAATATTGCAGTGCTATCGCCTACACCTAAATCCCACCAAGTATCCACCTTGCTAGCCGGGTTGTAGGGTACATTCGTAATCCTACCATCAGCTTGCGCCTCTTCTAACTCTTTTCCATATACCGCACCGGGTACATTCGCGTTCCAGCTACATTCGAACTCTTGTGCATACTGATCGCTCGACATCATAACCTTCGCCGCGTCAAGCTCTTCCTGATCTAATATACCAGTTTCGCTAGCCTTATATACCGCAGCTAACCAATCATCATTCGCTACAGCTTCTTCATACTTTTCATAAAAAGCATTATGCCCCTTCGGGGTGCCTAGAAAAATACAAAACCCTTTTCGATCCGATAACGCCGGACGTAACACTTCTGGAAATACATTCTCCGGCATATCCGCGACTTCATCCATCACGCAGCCATCTAAATATATTCCACGTAAACTATCCGGGTTCTCCGCACCCAGCAAAGAAATCCTAGCACCAGTAGGTAAATCACACCGCAGTTCCGTTTCATGGAAACGTACACCCGGTATCTTACCAGCGTATTCTTTTATATAATCCCACGCTACATTCTTAGCTTGCCTATACGTAGGGGCCATATACGCTAGTCTAGGGTTGTTCTTCTCACACATTAACGCAGCACGTAATATATGATTAATTGCCCAAACAGTTTTACCAAACCTTCGGTGACACACAACAACGCCCCACCTTTTCAATGCCATCTGATTATGCAACTTACGTTGCAACTCTCGCGGCTCGTAAGGTATTTCAATGTGCATCAGTGCTTAGTCTCTTCTTTGCCAAAATCCATAATACCCATATTCTGCAACATTCGCTCGTATATGTCTAACAATAACACAGCGCTCTCGTACTGCACAGTCGCTGAAGAGGCCTCTACAGTTAGCCTACGCAATTCGTTAATGTGACCTAGCAGTACAACGTTTTCCTCTTTCATGGGCTTTCTCAGGCTGTGTGAGGGGCAGACACTATTGTTTAGGTATATTATGTAGTAAGCAGACGCGCGGCAAATTTTGGAGGGTTGGGTCGGTCGGATTGCCAAAAATGCCCACCTAATTCGCATAACATATATTATGTTAACAACGGTTAACGTTTTGTTCTACATACGTGCAGCTTTGTTCTTTTTTTGCAATGTCGAGCTACGATGTTCTGTTTGCGTTCTGCAATCTGACTGCTTCGCGCGCGTAGCTGGGTCACACAGGATGTAATGTCTTACGTATCTCAGTGCCTAACAACAACCTCCTCGTCCTCTTCCTTTGCGCTAACAGCAACGTCACCGCCAGCCCAACTGATCGTGATTGCTGAACTACTTGGTTGATCTTCTTTCTTGTCTCTGATGCCAAATGGCTGGTTACGCGCAGCTGTCCATTTCAGCGTATCAATCTCTAACCTACGCCGTTGTACTTCTGCGTTAATCATACGTGGATCTGCAACGTCCGGCAGTTCTTCCATAGCTAACCTGTTGATATGGTCCGAGTACCATTCGCTTTGAAGTATCCTTGCTTTGCGATACATTTCCCATATCTCTTCATCGGCCTGTACAGCGCGTGTAACGCTACGATAGTTAGGCATAGCTTTGTCTTTAGTAATATCTACAAGCGTCTCACCTTCGGCTAACCTATCGCATATCTTCTGCATTACTTTAATCGTAACAGTTCTACTTGGCATTACAGCTTCCTAAAAAAATGCCCGGCATAACCGGGCTAGTTAACAACAGCAAGTAACAGGCATTGTTGTGGCTTGAGGCTAAACACAACATCTTGCGATTGTAGCATACATATAGCGTATTTCAGTACATTCGGCAATAAATATATTTTTTTTCTGTATACCCCTTGACAGTATCTGTCACATAGTTTAGATGTATAGATGTGGTTGAGATTTCTCCCACGCAATTCCAAACAATAATGAGGTAACAATGAAAAGGAATTACAGAAAAGCTTTTACTGCTTTACAAAAGATTGGCGCGCCTGTTCATGTCAACGAGGATGGCATGTGGATCAGCGGTGAGGACAACACTGATGATGAGATATGGGCTGATTACTATGATTGTTACCATTGGAACCACGATGGTTGGGATTGTGGAGTAAATGGTAAAATCAACAAAATATTGAATGACAACGGATTGATGTGTGAGTGGCAAAATCCCGGTTTGTTGTGGATCTGTGAGGCTTAAAAGGAGGTAAGTAACTGTGTATCACATCAAAGAAATCCAATACTTAAATATAAGTAACAATTTCGAAGGTACTCAAACAGCTGTGTTTGCAATTACTGAGTGCGGTCGAGTGTTCAAAAAAAGAACCGCTAGCTCAGAGGAAAGCGATGCTTGGGGCAAAGTTCTTACGTGTAGAACTTTTGCAAACGTTCCATTTGTACCGACAGTTGTTGAGCGAGATGCGGTCTACGAACAGCTTGATTATTGGGTAGACGTAACAAACGAACAAATTGACGATTAATTAGGAGGTAAATAATATGGCATTATCAAGAGAGTTCTACATTCCAAAAGGCGCAACTAAGATTGCAGCAAAAGATTTGCCTGTAGTGTTCTATGCGTACTACGAAGGCAAAAATCCAGCCCACGAAGTTGCTGCTATGTGTTTTATCGGCAAGCAAAGCAAACCGATCTGGCATTATGGTTTCAAAAGTCACGATGCATTACAAAAGCTTATAGACAAACAGATCGAAAGCGTCAGGTTATCACAGGAGCGAAAAGCAAAAGAGAAAGCAGAGCGATTAAAACCGCACAGCTTAAAAGTTGGTGACATCATGGTTTGCTCTTGGGGCTACGACCAGACTAACGTTGACTTCTACAAAGTTAAAAGATTAGTCGGTAAATCTATGGTCGAGTTAATCGGCATACGCAGCGCCAACATTGACGATAGCTACGAAGCGCATGGCATGGCTTGCAAAGTTATACCATTGCCCGATCACGAATACGGCGAACCGTTTAAGAAAAAAGCTAACAGTTCTAACTGCGTAAGCATGACTAGCTTTAGCAGCGCGTCATTGTGGGATGGCAAGCCACAATATAAATCATGGTATGCTTGACATATACTGTCATAGTTCTTATATAGGTAGTAGATGGACTACAAAATTACTAAAATAGTTAATCAACACGGCTTTGACGTTTACAGGTTCGAGTTCGAGAACACTGCTAACTTAGAAAGCTTTATCAGTAACAACCTTATCGGCAACCCGGCAATGGCTAACAAAGCAACCAAAGCTGTTAACAATGTGTTGTTGATGTGGGATAGAAATCAATCGGAGGTGTAACAAATGCAACAGCAATTAGAGAATTTATTAACAGCTATCAAAGATGATTATGCAAAAATGCAAAGACGCTGGATTAAAGCTGGCGGTGACGCAGAAAGGCTTGAAGCTAGCATCGTAAAACACGGTGAAGAGCTTGGTTACAAAGTTGGTAAAAAGTATATCAAGATAACAGAAATGAACGGCGGCTCTGCATGGGGCTTTGTTGTTAACTCTGACGATGATCCAAAATTTAGAAAAGGTGACATCTTAAAAGCGGCAAGCTGGTCTGCTCCGGCAAAAAATCAAGCGCGTGGCAATGTTCTTGATGGCGATTTTTCATGGGTTAGATGGACTGGCCCAGAATATTTACGATAGGAGCAACAACATGAAATGGCTTGATCTTATCGGTGACTTTATCGGAGCAGTAGCAGTGTTTGCTGCTCCGTGTATGTTATTTTTTATCTTGTGGGCTTTGCAATAATGCTGTAACGTAGTTTTGTGTAAAGCTTGGGCTACCAAGGGCCGTACTGTTCATTCAGTGCGGCTTTTTTTCTTGTGTGTTTTGCAATAATTTCATAATGTTTTATTGCAGTGTTTGGTGTGATAAGCGAGGGTGGGACTGCAATTTGCCGCATTGAGCTTCTCAGTGCGGCTTTTTTATTATCCAAGTTAAACGTACCAGCGCAGCAATATACTCATTCTTGACGTTTCTCCGTGAGCGTCCTAGCATTTTACCCAGCTTAGTCCATTGTGGACCGCGTTCCCTTCCTACAGCGCTATGTGCAGCTGCCCAGACCAGCTTCCTATCGTCCTTATCCATACGTAAACCCAAATCTAACGCAAAATCTAGCCGATCAACTTGTGCAGCTGTGGGCTGTATCCTTACCTGTTCTACATCAGACCATCCATAGCTTGCCCAAGATTGCACGTAATCAGGCCAGCTGGCTAGTTTCTGTTTACGAAACACTCCCGGCAAAGATCGCTCTGTCTGCGCTGCTTCCATGAACAACTCGTTAAAATCCTCAACTGTCATGTTCGATACATCTAGCGGCATAGTAATCCTCAACGCTTTGACAAAACTTTGCTTGCTCCATTGGTGACAATGTAGCTACATGATTTACTGCTTCAATAAAATTCTGCGTTCCTAACCTAGTTCGCAATAACTTCATAACTTTTTTTAATCGAAATGCTAACGGATCTTGTCGCGCTTCCTCGCCAGCTTTCTTGTATGCCGGGTTCATCTTGACAAGTGTTCGTTTCAGTACGTCTTGCTTATAGTTATTAACTATATTGTTATTATAGTTATTTATAGT